CGCATGATTGTGGACATTGTAGATCACTATTATCATATTTTAGACACAAAAGGAATAGTACATGGCTAAAAGAAGTAAAGTACCTGATAAATATCAATCTCCAGGTTATGTTGTGTGGAGTTTCGGTCGTACTATTCGTGAAGCTGAAAATGTAGCTAGATGGAATCCTTGGTTAGCTCATGCATGGATGGAAGAAGCTCAAAATCTATTAAGTTTAGATGCTCCCTTTTACACTGAGTTTGACAGGTGTGTAGATCGTATTAATTATTACTGGTCTAGAATGTACTTATTTCGTTGGTATGATGAAGCTAAATTCTGGGAGAAAAACGGAACAGCGCATCCTATGACTTTTTTAACACACATATAAAAAGATATAATATGAAACAACCCAATCCTTTTGAAAGAAGTCTGCATGATTTAGACGATTTACATGCCCGACTATTAACTGAAGATGATGAACTCAATCTTTTTGCTGAATTTAGACGTATTTTAGAACGCCTGTATTCTAGCACAATTAAAATGAAAAAATAATGGACTACTGGTACTATAACATGCTATTAAATAAAGAGGAAAAAAATGTTTTTTAAGTTTACTGCACGTAATGCCTATCGTGATTTAGTAAGGAACGCACGTCGTATAGTTGTTTCTACGCTGAGTGATAGCGAAAAAAGCGAAGCTTTTAAAGAGCTTATTACATTGCTGCAACCTAAGTTGCATGAGAATGAAAAAACTCTATGCAGCTCACCAGCTTTTGGTAAGCGTTGTGATCACTGGGGACAGCTGAATATAGCTTCAATTCGTCCTGTAACAACTGTTCGTAATCCCTGGCTCAGCTTCAAACGTGAGTTTGCAAGCGCTTTGCAGCAGCCTCAAGACTTACAGGCTACACTTGTGTCTAAAGCTTTGATGTGGTTTATGCTAACTGATCATAGAGATGATTGGTTACCAGATTAAGACACGTAGTGTCGCAGCGGAGCAGCTTATGAAACCATATAATACTTCAGACTTAGAAAACATAGTCTGGAAAGTTCTCAAAGGTATGCCTATTGAGGTATTTGATGACGAGAATCACCATGTATGGGAAAACTCTGCATGGGAATTAGTAAAACCTAGATTAGAAGGTGACTTTAAGGGTGAGAGAATAATAGGGTCTGCCAATATGGTAGCAGCTCTAAATATTCTTCACCAAAAGATCTTAGTTCGCTACACAGAATCTAATGAGGATACCACAAAAATTAGTATGAGCATATTTAGAGAGATATTAGATTCTCTATCTGATCAAAAATTAATTAGAAGAAAACCAGAAAAAGTAAGACAATCATTCACCGTAGTAACATAGGAAAAAACAATGGAAGATGTACTAAAAAAAGAAATTCGTGGAGAAATCAGTCGTATTGTAGACTTGATGATTCAAGCAGAGGCAATTCGTGAAGCTATTACCGAGCTCAAAAAAGATATTAAAGAGCAGTATGATATCCCAGTAACTACCATTACTAAAGTTGCTAACCTAGTTCGTAAACAAAATCTTGACGAGGAAGAAGCTAAGTGGGAAGAGATTAAAGAATTTGCTTTGTTCTGTTCACGATAAATTTAGCTAATTTTAAATGACTCATAAACCCTGCATGAGAGCGATCTGGTGCGGGGTCTTTTATTTTCTCAATATCTAAATTAAAATCTATATAATCATCTGTTAGCTGTACTAACTCTGACTGTAAATGAGGAAAACAACAATGGTGTACAACAGGTATACCAGCTCTAGTACACAATATAATTTGTTTAGATACTGCGCCGCTCCACAAACGCGTAACAAGCTCTTCATCTGAAAAATATAACATACCCGCTGCATGCCACGAAGCTCGATGCTCTTTAGTATTTTTACGCTTATTAGATAGTATTTGCTCTGACAGTATCCAGTTTCTATAGTACTTTTCATTTTGCATTACATGATTAGCTACTAAAAATCCTTGCCACTGATCATTTCTAAAATCCCAAGTCTGCCATCTATATTCGCTGGTATGCCCAATGACTATTAAATCAGGTTTAAGCTTGACAGCTTGTTCTACTTGTGATGTAATAAGGTATTCAGAAGCTCCACTTTGAGCTAGATTAGTAATTTTAGCATTTAACTGAGTAGCTACTCTATAAGGATAAGCTTGTTCTTGTTTTTCAAGCCCTTCGCCTTGTGTATAGCTATCGCCACAGGAAACAATGAGCATTAATAAAGATATATTTGTAGTAGGTAATTCATGGTCTATTCCCTCAATGGAAGCACCTAGACCTGCCTTTGATATGTTAGGGTTAAAAAACCGCGAAGAACATATGGGCATTACTTTAGATGCACAAGCTGATTATATACTATCTAATGATCTTGTCAATAGATTTAAGGTTATTTGGTTGATTGGACACCATCACCGTGCCGATCCTAAAGGAAATGGTGATTATATACTACCTTACCATTGGGGAGAAGGTGACGTGTGGGGCGACCTTACTAGAGATATTTGGTTTAAAAAATTTACTAAAATGGAGTGGTATCAACGCACTAATGCTTTGTTTTTAAAAGCAGTACTTGGAGAGGCTAATGCTAGTAATTTACTAATGATTCCTATATATAGACCTAATATTATAGATCATCCTTTTATTGAAGATAGTCCTTGTGTTTGGCGTTATTATTTACGTGATTTAACTAAGAGATTTCCTGATGGTAGAGGTCATATGAGTCAGGCAGGCCACAATGTGTTTGCCCCTTTATTAGCAGCGGAGGTATATGAAAGATGGAAGATTACATTGACCCTAAATGGGTAGACCTTATAGAAGTAGGTTTTAATGCTATAATAGCTAAGTCAGCAGCTAAAATAGTAAAACATGCAGAAACTAATATTCAATATTTTGGGCATCAGTGGTACTCAGATATTGGAGGTAAAAAAGCTATATTAATTAAACCTGGAGAGGGCTATGAGTGGCACTTTGATAATTTAGATTATGCTGATAAGAAATTAACTACTGCACGTTCTAAAAGGTTTTGGACACATATTATTTATCTTACAGAAGGACAGCCCCTTGAGATAGGTTCTTGGAATCCTGAAGGTACTAGAGTAGAGCAGACAGACTTCTCAGCTCCCGAACCAGACAACATTCTAGTAAGAATCTATCCTAAACCTGGTAAGTCTATAATGTTTCCTTGTTTTATGGTTCATAGAATTAAACCTTTGGTAACTAAAAATAGATGGGCTTTAGTGGACTTCATAGAGAGTCCTGATTATAGCACTAAAACTAAAAAACAATTAAAAACAGCATTTAATAGGTACTTTGATGAAAACACTAGGAGTAAGCTGCTATCATCACGATAGCGCTGCGGCATACATAAAAGACAGTAAAATAGTAGGAGCTGCACATGAAGAGCGTTTTACTCGTAAAAAATATGATAATAGTTTTCCTACTAATACTATTGGGTGGTTACGCGAAGCTCAAGAAGACTTTGATCACGCAGTTTTTTATGAAGAATCTACATATAAACAGTTTAAATCTGATATAAAAAAACATACTAGAGCTACTCCTGTATTAGTAGATCATCATGAAGCACACGCTATGAGTTCTATACTTACTACACAATGGGAGACTTGTGCTGTAATGGTTGTAGATACTGTTGGTAATAAGTTTTCAACTTCTTTAGGAGTTTATGAAAACGGTAAAGTAACGTGGCTAAAACGATTTAGATATCCTAATTCTCTAGGTCTTTTTTATTCCACTGCAACTAAATTCTTAGGACTAACTCCTTTATCCGATGAATCTCAAGTTATGGCTGCTGCTGCTCATGGAACTCCTAAGTGGTCTAACTTTATAAAAGAACGTATACTGCCTACTGAGATGGGTGATTATACTCTTTTACCTGATCTCTCTAGAGGTATAGGATCTGGGGTACTAGATTGGGATATTGCAGCTAGTGTACAAAATGTTTTAGAAGAGTGTTTAACTAACTTAGCTAATTGGTTATTTGTGGAAACAAAACTACCAAAATTAGCATATGCTGGAGGAGTAGCTTTAAATTGTGTAGCTAATACTAAGTTATTAACAGATAGTTATTTTACAGATATAGCTATACAACCAGCTGCCGGAGATGCTGGTTGTGCTTTAGGAGCTGCAGCATTGCTTGACAGACCTCTTTGGGAAAATGCTTACCTAGGAATTACGTCTAGTAATGAAATTAGTACAGACGAATGTGCTTCGAGGTTGCTAAAAGGTGAAATTATTCCTATAATTAATGGTAGGGCAGAATTTGGTCCACGTTCATTAGGAAATAGAAGTTTTTTAACAATACCTTTTAAAGAGAATATACCTAAATTAGATGCTATTAAAAATAGAACTACTGATAATTGGAGGCCTTACGCTCCTGTTTGTTTAGAAAAAGACGTAAATACGTACTTTGATGTAGTAAAACCTTCTTATGATATGCTTCATATAGCTAAATCCAAGAATAATCATTTTACTACAATTGATAATAGTGCTAGATTACAAATAACAAACTTTACTAAAAATGCTTACTTGAGTAGGGTATTAGAACTTACTAGAGAACTAGGCTACCCAATATTACTTAATACAAGCTTAAATGCTAAAGGAAAACCTATTGTCAACACCGTGGACGACCTCAAAGAAATTCAACTACCTAACTGAAGTAGATACTGATACTCTGCCTACGGGTAGAACTTATCATACTCCTGACGGTTCCTATCCGTCTATTACTACTATTCTAGGTAAAACAGCTAATCAAGCATGGCTACAAGCTTGGAAAGATCGTGTAGGAGAAGAAGAAGCCGCTAGAGTATCTAAAGAAGCTACGGATAGAGGTACGTGGATTCATGATATAGCTGAAAGACACTTTAACGGAGAAGATATATCTGATACATTAAGGACTGCTCCTTCAGATGTTAGACAAATGAGTAATGATTTAATTACTACTGTCACTTCGGGAGTAGAAGAGATCTGGGGACAAGAACAAGTACTTTGGAGTAATAAACTCAGCTATGCTGGGCGTACTGATATGGTAGGTATCTGGAAAGGTAAACCTACTATTATTGATTTTAAAACTTCTAAAAAACCAAAACAGTCTAAACAGATTAAAGATTACTATTTACAAGGATGTGCCTATGCTGTAGCACATAATGAAATGTACGGTACTGGTATAAAAGATATTGTTATAGCTATATGTGTAGACGGTAAGCCTCCTCAACTATTTGAAAAAAGTGCTGTACCTTTCTTATCAGACTTAAAATATAGGAGAAGTCAGTTTGACTTATTGCAAGCAAATTCCCATACCAATACTTGATAATGTAAGTATAGAAAAAATATTATTTATATACAGTAATGCAGGAAGTTTATGGAATACTAGATATAATCATGATCCTTGGAAAAGCATAGATTTAATCAGTGAAGGCAAAGATACAGCTTGGTTTCGTCAATTTTCAGAAATAAAATTATGGAGAGCTTCTTTATATAAATTTACAGGTATTAAACATATAACTAATATGTACTTATCAGTATTAGCGCCTAGAAATCAAGTACCGTGGCATACAGATTTAAGTAATGACGTATTTGCTAGTACTATCTTAACGTCTATACAAACTGATAATAGTTTTTTAGAGTTTGAAAATAATAAATATGTTTATAAAACTGGTTATAGCTATTTATTGCGTACTTATAATAAACATAGAATAATGAACTTAAACAATGAACCGCGTATTACATTATGCACTACCCCAAAGGAGAATCCTTATGTTTAGAAAAATAATTGAATGGTATGAAGAATGGCAATTCAAAAGACAGTTTGAGAAAAAGAAAAAAGAACTTATTAAACTAGACCCTTTTATCTACGAGGTTAATGATGAGAAGGATTAAGAAACCGCTAAAGGATTTTTTCGATAGTAAAGAGCTAACAGATAAAGAACTATCTTTTATAAAAGGATGCCTAAAAGCTCAGGTTAAATACCCACAACTAACTCAATCTCAATGGGATGTAATAGTTAGTATTCAGAATAAATATGAAACACCTATAGAAGGCTAATCATTTAATTTTACAAGTTGCCAAATAACTTATAGCAACGTATAATACTGTTTATATAGTTACTAAGGAGTCAACAATGGCAATAGAAAAAGATTCAAGATTAAAAAGAGCAGGTGTATCAGGTTTTAATAAACCTAAACGAACTCCTTCTCACCCTAAAAAATCACACGTAGTAGTGGCTAAAGAGGGTACTAAGATAAAAACCATCCGATTTGGTGAACAAGGAGCCTCTACTGCAGGTCAGCCCAAAGCAGGAGAATCAGCTCGTATGAAAGCTAAACGTAAGTCTTTTAAGGCTCGTCACGGTAAAAATATTGCTAAAGGTAAAATGTCAGCGGCATATTGGGCTGATAGAGAAAAATGGTAAAATAACAGGTAAACTATGAAAAAACTTATAGAATTTCACTTAATACACGACTTCCCAAATCAAGATTTTATAATCCCTCCTATTCCTTCTAAAAAATTATTACCAGAGTGGCTTAAAAAAATGCCTAATCATCAACAAAATCCTGATGATATAAAGGATCCTACTCTTAAAAAATGCCTACCAGTTATTGATGCAATGACTGCAGGCTATACCATTTTAACTCACATGGATATAGTACTTAGTTTAGATGAAAATCGTAAGCTAAAAACACACTGGCTTAGTGAAGAACATAAAGAAGATATGCAAAGGCATGCTCCTATAGAGCAACACGGTGCTTGGCAGATACCTGGTACTCCCTTTGAACATATGAATATATTAAAATATATGAATCCTTGGCGCATCTCAACGCCTAAAAATTACTCAGTTATATTTTTACCTCCTGTAAATAGATTTGAATTACCTACTATACCTTTAGTCGGATTAGTAGATTGTGATAACTATAAAAATGTAGTAAATATACCTTTCTTACACACAGAACTAGCGCCTGGGGGCAATCCTGTAGAAATTCCTGCAGGTACTCCTATGTGCCAAGTAATACCTGTGCAGCGTGCAGAGTGGCACGAAAAAGTTACATTTCAAGATGCTTCTGAAGTTAGAGCTATAAAAGCTTACAGGGGTATGATGGAAACTAGCAGGGAAGATTACTATAGACGCAAGGTTCATACGAAGAAGAAATATACCTGATTACTTAACTACTACTACCATTCAGGCTACTTTTAAAAATATTTGGCAAGCAAGATCATTAATGGTATACTCATCATATGTGGATGAAGGTATCAATGATGTTGCTTGCTTTATTAGTTAGTAGTTCATTAGTTTCTGCTTGGTATTATAAGTATTCTCAAGATATTATAATGACTTTGCAGACTAATAATGCAAAACTTGAGGTAGCAATTACTACTCAAAAAGAAACTATAACCTCTATGAAAGAGAACTTTGAGAGGCAGGCAGCTGCTTTAACAGGCTTGTCTTTGGCTAATCAATCATTAAATGATGAAAAAGATGCGTTATCTACAAAATTAATGAAACACGACTTAGAAGAGCTAAGTAGACGTAAACCCGTACTTATAGAAAGAAGAATCAATAGTGGCACAAAAACTCTCTTTGATGATTTTATTGAGCTTTCTGCTCAGTAGCTGTAGTCAAGCTGTTAAATCTATAGAAATTTTTAGTAAGCCAGTAGAGATAGCTATAGCCCAGCCTCTTGCCCCTACGCCTATAAAATTAACTAATATATCGTGGAAAGTACTAAATGTAGACGATACTATATACTACGGATTAAAAGTAAGAGACTATGAAATACTTTCTGTAAATATGCTTGAGTTAAAAAAGTATATTAAAGCGCAGAAAAATAATCTAGAATATTATAAAGAAGTTACTGGAGGTAATAATGAGACAGATGCGGAAGCTACTACCGTTAATACTGATCCTTAGTAGTTTAAGTACTACTCTAGGTGCACAAGCTATTGTTACAGAATCAACTACAGATAGTAACATTACTTCTTCTGGTAGTATGACTACTACTGTTAATCAGCCACCACCTTCGGCTATTGCTCCACAGTTTAGTGGAGGAAATAATTCAGATTTATGTACTGTAGGAGTAGCTGGTGCTGTACAGACACAGATACTAGGTATTTCTGCTGGAACTACTTATACAGAGGAGCACTGTGTTCGCCTAAAGCAGGCAAAAATAATGTATGACATGGGAATGAAAGTTGCTGCTGTATCTATAATGTGTCAAAACACTGATGTATTTGATGCGATGATGGATGCCGGTACCCCGTGTCCCTACGACGGACTAATTGGTGATGCAGCTAAGCTAGGTTGGGATACTCACGTTGAACAGACTAGAAAAGAGCTAGATGAATCAGGAGATATAGATGTGGAAAAAGCTGTTACTTTCGGTGGGCTTGGTCTTCTCGGCCTCCTACTGCTACTCTGAAAGTATAAGTCCTTATTATGGCTATACTAATAATGCTGCAGCAACAGGCTTGACTTGGGGCATGTCTGGATTATTACCTGAAGTATCAGGTTTAGACATACAAAATGTTATTTACTCTTATAGAATACAAAAAGAACTTGAGGATGCTGTAACAGTTCATGTACAGAATAAAAATGCAAATAGTACTGGTTATGTATTTAGAGAAACTGATATATGGTCAACAGGATCAATATCCGGTACTCAGATAAACAAAGCAGTACCAGTAATACCTAATATTCCTCAAAGTTCTTGGGGTCAAGGGTCTATAGAGGTTGAAGGTAGTGGCTCAGTTACTGATGCTAGAGTAGTGTATACTTATAAAGTAAACCCTTGTTACAATGCACAATTTGATCCTAATTGTCCAGGCTACGTAATTCCTGTACCTACAATTTACGAATTAAGTTTAGACGATATTTATGATGTTACAGACGATGAAAACGTTAACTTAGATGACGAAAAAGAAATTGCACGAGTTCAAGCAGAGGATGAAGCACTGCTTGAAAAAGAAAAAGAAGAAGAAGAAAAAGAACGTAAAGTTAGAATACAAAGAGCTGAAGATTCTCTTGAGCAAAATGATATAATCGTACAAAGTCAGATTATTTCTCAAATGAATAATATAGCAAACTTGGCTGCTATAAGCCAAGGATACTATTCTTCTAACATACCTGGGGGGGTATATAACGAATCTGTTAATTTAATTGATGCCAAATTACCAGAAAACAAATCAGCATTACGTAATGGGCTAGCTCAACAATTACTACACACACAAATGGTAGCTGCTCAATACAAATAAGGAGAACAAAAATGTTCAAACAATCTACAGTCAAGCTTCTTTTAGGAGCTACTCTACTTAGTGCTGCTTCTGTAGCATTAGCTGAGGAAACCCCCATTAACGGGATTGTACAATCTCGTTGTAGTATACAAACTGACACTCCAGGTACTTACGGAAACCCTAATGCCTATACTCTTACAACCTCAACTACCGACGGCGGTGAACTATCGATTATCAGATTTGACGTATCTTTAGCAGACGCATACTATGCCACTATTACTGCTCCTTCTAGTTTTTCTAGTAGCCCTGCTATTTCAGATACAGTTAGTTGGGTAGGTGATACTACAGTTAAAACAGTTTCAGATGCTACAGGTATGGGCGCATACGAAACTGGCAAAGTAGAACTAGGTATGATGGATCGTTATGACCTAACCGCAACTGGTTCAACTTGGTTTCAAACTTCGTCAACTGCTACTTTAGGTGGTAATAAAGCATTTCCAGGCGGTTCTTATACCGCTTTAGTAGTAGCAGAGTGTATAGCTCAGTAAGAGAAATAATATGACTAAAATATGTAAGTGCGTAGTAGCCTTTATACTTTTTGCGTATAGTGCTACTGCGCACGAAATGACTCCTACTTACCCTAAACTTACTCCTTCGCATTTAGAGGGTATATATAAAACAACTATGAGTATGTTTAATAGGCGTGCTGATGTTAAGTACTACGAAATAGGAGTTTTTACTAAAGAATGGGAATCTATACCTTTTGTATCTTCCTATAGCATAATTAAATTAGATTATCTTAGTAAGGTTACTTTTGATGTCTATGTAAGAGAGCTTGATGTCGATAGAGCTTACTATATGTGTTCTGTGTCTAAAATACAAAAAAAAGAATCTTTAAATACTGCTATATCTTCTAAGATATGCTCTAGATTTAAAAATGAGTGAGACAATGAAACTAGTAATACCTACAATTAGCTTACTTTTGATAAGTACTATTGCGTTAGCCGAGTCTAGCTCACTTAACTTAGCTATACCTACAGCCCCTTCTACTTATGGGCAGGATAGTATTAGAGCGGGGGATCTTGACTGTAAAAATGCAATTGGAGGAGCGACACAATTGGAGTTTGGGGTGACTGGTATAATTGATAATGCGCAAAGTGTTTTTGGTAGCTCTTCAGGCAACTCTGAAAAAGATATAGGTGTATATGCTAGAATTATAATTCCTTTTGGTAAACCTAAAGAGAGAATTAATTGTAATTCTCTATACGAATTAGAACTACGTAAAAAAAGAATTGAGGTACTAAAACTTCAAGAAGAGTTAGAAGCCCTCAGAAGATTAAATGCTAACCCTACAGTTTTTGAGAATTAAAAAATGGAACTCTACTTTTATAAAAAGTATAATCAATCAATATACTAAAGGTATTGGAGATTAAATGGATTATTTATGGGTTTACACAAGTATAGCAGGTGCTTTATTAGGTGCAGCTAGCCTTATGTATATAAAAACAACTAAAATTGGGATATGGGGTTATAGTGCTTTTGATAAAGTACTAGATTTTATAAGAGATAGGTATGGAATAACATGGCTAGATCAAGACCCTGAAGCTTGGAAAAAAGCTTATCCTGAGATAGCTTCTAAACTAGATGAATTAGAAGCTAATATAAAGGAGTTACAGAAATGATAAAATCATGGATCACAAACAGAATCGCTCAGCGCTCTTCAATTGACGGAGTAGCAATGGCAGCAACAGGAGCAGGTATTCTTATATTCTCTCCCTTTGCTCACATAATCGCTTATGCAGCTATTGTATACGGCATATATACTATGTGGAGAAAAGGATAATCTAATGATCAGCATCTCAAACTTTAAACAACGTAGCCTTTTATTTGCTAGACTTTCTTCTATTGCTTACTTAGATGATACCTCAGCTAGAGAAGGTGCTAAAGAGTTAGGTTTTACGGATATAGAATTTTATAATCGTGCAGGTGCTCAAGCATATAGGTTTGAAAATGCTGAAGATATCGTTATTGCTTGCAGAGGCACTGAGCCTAGTGAGCTTAACGATATCAAGGCAGATTTACGTGCAGTACCTGTAGTAGCTGAAACTATTGGCAGAGTGCATGTAGGTTTCAAAGATGAAGTTGACGAACTCTGGCCTATGATAAAACAAGATTTACAAGGACATACTATTAAGAATGTATGGTTTTGTGGACACAGTTTAGGAGCAGCCATGACTACTATAATGGCTAGCAGATGTGAAGATGATGAAACTATGCCTAGTATAAAAGAAGTTTATACTTATGGTTCTCCTCGAGTAGGTTGGAGAAAATATGTACGTAGCTTAAGTGCTACACATCATCGTTGGGTAAATAATAATGATATAGTTACTAGAGTACCTCTTAGAATACTAGGTTATGTACATCACGGTAATGAACATTACATGAACTCCTTTGGTAATGTAAGAAAACTTACAACATGGCAAAGAGTAAAAGATCGTTGGCGCGGTATGTGGACAGGACTGAAACAAGGTAAAATTGATAATTTTAGCGATCATTCAATGACCCAGTATATACATAACTTAGAAGCCTATGCAGATAATAAAGTATTTGTGCAGAGTTAAGGATATATAATGATAGATAAAGATTTAGGTGAAGGTATAGAAAACTTCGAAGCAGAAGTAGAAAATATTAAAAATACTAAAATGAAACTATTTGGTATTACTATGACACCTACTACTATAGGTATGTTGTTTGCTTTGATTAGTTCTATACTAGGAGGCCTTTATGGAGCTTTTCAGGTATATGATGACTACATGGGCATGAAGGAGATTGTACGTAATATTGATGTTGATGTAATTGAAACTCGCAATAGAGAGATAGAGGCAAGCTTAGCTAACGTAAAAACAGAGATAACTGTTCAGCTAGTAGCTATACAAAGACAACTTGACGATGCTGAAAAACGTAATCGTGAAAATAAAGTGGATATTAATAGCCAGATTACCTATCTTGAAGATGCTACTCGAAGAGTAGAAAAACTTGTTCGTGATACGGAAACAAATATAAGACAAACAATTACAAATGCAGAAGAACGTTTTGATAATAAACGAGATGCTCTGCAAAATCAATACGATACTAAAGCATCTCAGCTTCGTGAGTCAAATGACACACGAATAAATGACTTACAAGCTAAAATGGATAGAGATATGAGAAATCTTGAAGATGCTATAAGTACAAAACTACAGAGAGCATTAGATAACCCTCTCGCTAATTAATATAAATGGAGAAATAAAATGGATAACGCAATTAAAGATATTACCTCATGGTTTGAAGCCTCTAGATGGCTAGCTAAGCATGGTTACGGTATAGAACAAATTTCCGAACAAAAAACTTTATGGGATGCGGCACAAAAACCAGCAGCAGCGCCTGTCGCAACACCAAAATCTGTTCCTGCACCAACTACCGTAGTAGCCCCTGCACCTGTAACAGTTAAACCTGTAGCAGCTAAAACAACTACTATAGCTAAAAAATAAATATTTTAAAAAGAAAGTGAGTCCCCCTCATGAATAAAACAATCGATGCATCTGCCGTAGAAGGTATGGATATGGATGGTGACGGTCATATCACTAAAGCAGAAATGGATATGGCTTTAGAATTTAAACGCAAAGAGTTAGAAGATCAAGACGCACAACGTGACGCTATGCGTAAAATGACGTGGTTTGCGTTATTTGGTATGTTACTATACCCTTTTGCAATAGTACTAACATCATTATTAGGTTTAGATTCTGCAGCTGGTATAGTAGGGGATATTGCTCCTACATACTTTATTGCTATTTCTGCCCTAGTCGCTGCATTTTTTGGAGCTGATGCTCTTAAGAATAAAAAATGAATAAAGCAACAATAATATTTACTTTATTACTAATAGCTATGCTCTGGATTATGCTAACACCTGCAAGTAGACTTTATTGGGACAATATAGGATATACTTGGGATAAATTATTAAATCCTGTTAGGTATATAGAGGAGAGTAAAGATGACAAAAATTTGTAAAAATTGCGGTCACAACTGTCACTGTAATAAAGAGTGCGCAAAATGTGTTAACGATGTTTGTATAACTTGTGCATGTAAAAGTAAAATACCTACTTAATATATTGTACAGTCAGTGACATATTAGTTGCTGACTGTTTTTTATTAGGTTATCATAAGTTAACAAATGGAGAACTTATGGGATATTTTAATACTACACAAACTGACTGGCGGCTTTCACAATGCTGTCAGTTTAGTGATAAACAATTAGCTAAACGATATAATTTTGGTACTACTACAAAAACCTACGCCCTTAAAGATGGGGGTAAAGAAAAAGTACAGTCTAAAGCTATTGGTAATTGTAATAAACTATTAGATATTTTAACTACTTATTTTCCTACGCAACCTATGAATTTAAAAGCATTTAGAATTAGTTCTGAAATGTTTCCTTGCTATACTTTAGATTTTACTAAAGATTGGTATGCAGAGATTATGCCAGAGATATCAGAGATTCTAGCTAAAGCAGGCGATGCTGCAAGAAAGCATAATATTAGACTAAGCGTTCACCCAGGTCAGTTTACTGTCTTAGCTTCTAATAAACCCGAAGTTGTAGAAAAATCTGTAGAAGATTTAGAGTATCATGCTTTATACGGTAAGCTTATGAATATACCAGCCAATGATTTTGTCATGAATATACACTTACAAGGACTTTACGGAGGTAAAAGAGAAGATGGTATTAAACGTTTTGCCACCCACTATCCCTACTTATCTGACTATGCGCAACAATGTCTCGCAGTCGAAAACGAAGATAAGCCCAACGGATACGACATTGAGCACACACTTGAACTTGCGGCACGAATACCTATACGATGCACACTCGATACGCATCACTATTCCTGTCACAGAATGGTTGAGACTGAAAGAGTTAAAGTTAGAGAAAAAATGGTCAATCGCAAAGTACGAGAAGTACGGACTATAAAACATACTGATAACTTTTTTCAAGAAGCTGTAAAGACTTGGAAAGGTGTTCGTCCTCTGTTTCATGTATCTCAGTCACATCACCCTGATAATCAAGACTATTGGATGAAATCTAATGCTCACTCAGATATTTTCTGGGATGAAGACCTTATGGGAGAGCATGTACATATGTTACCCTACGCAGACTTTGATATTGAAGCAAAACATAAAGAAGTAGCAGTACAAGGATTTTATAAGTTTATTAAAGAGGAAGAAGCTTATCTCGGTGAATCTATCTAAACATTTTTGTTTCAGACCTTGGACAGAGATATACTCACATTTTGAGAGTTATGGGCCTTGTTGTGTAAACTATAAGCTGTATCAAGGTGACATAGCTTCTTATAGCAGCTCTCAGGAACTTAAGACTATTAAAAGAGAATTCTTAAATGGGGAGAAACCTGTTTCTTGTAATGAATGCTGGAAAACGGAGGCAGCAGGTGTTAAGTCTATTAGACAAAGAGATACTATAAAATCAAAAAACTTACAGAGATTATCTATATCATTATCTAACAAGTGTAATTTTAAATGTAGAATGTGTAATCCAGAAGATAGCTCTGCTTGGGCTTTAGATTCTGAAGCATGTAAATTATTAGATATGAAACCTTTGGCTGAGACATCTAATACACGCAATATTGACTATATAATACAGTTATGCAGGACTAAAAAAATAACTCTTAGCGTGTTAGGTGGGGAGCCTTTAATAACAGATGAATATATTTACCTACTAGAACAAATAGATAAGTATGACTTATATGAAAATATATATCTTTCTTTAACTACTAATCTTTCCAAACTCAGCTATAAAGGAGTAAATCATTTAGATGAGTGGGATAAGTTTACCAATATCGACGTATACGCTAGTTTTGACGGAGTAGGTAAAGTAGGAGAATATATTAGGCAAGGCTATATACACGATAAATTTTGTAAAAACTTACAATTATCCAATAAATATGTTAAGTATCTAGCTACTACTATACAAATATATAATATATTTGACCTGCCTAATATTTTTTCTTTCTCTAAAGAATATAATATACCTATAGACTTTAATTTTTTAGTGTATCCTACTCAGCTAAGTTTAGGAAACTTAAGTTTGTCAGATAGAAATCTAGTATTAGAATATTATAAGTCTGTTAACTTTTATAATGAAGAAATATTTAATGTACTAACTAGTTCTACTTTTTTAAATACTAAAAGTAAATTTATTGATTATACTAACTCTATAGATAGATTATGGAAAAAGAGTTATAAAGAATACCTACCTGAATTGTCTAGGCTTTTCGATAATCAAGATAGATATAATTAAAATAAAATTGGACTAACTATTCATAACTAGTATAATGGGGGTGTAATACATTACATCCTCATTTTTTATGAGCTAGGAGAATATACATGTCAGTCCAATACTTTAGTCCAATCACAGAAGCAAACTATGGGGGCAATACAACCGTTAATACGTCTACATATGTTAGAGCTTATAATAACGATGATAACGCTCATCTAATAGCAATTACTACAGGCCCTATTACTATAGGTAGCTTTACTCTAGGCCCTGCACAAGAAGCTTTTATAAAAAAAGAACCAATACACCTAGTAAATGTAGCTGCTAGTGCTTATTCAGCCTCAATTAAACTAGCAGGCGTAGACTTTTAATGGCTACTCGCAAGTTTAAGAAAACGGCAAAAGGCGATATGTTATGGCAAACTATGGCATCAGACGTTAAAGTTAGAGCAAAGCAAGACTGGTGTGCTTTTTATACCCCTATGGGTAGGATGGTATCTAAACCTCAAGGTAAAAGGCCTAGCAATATACACCCAGAAGACTGGTGTGCGGAAAAAACACCATTTAGAGGTAAAGTAAGAAGAAGCTACTAACATGCGTGCATGGTTTTGGATATTTATCTTCGGTACAATTTTTTTAGCATATTGTGTTGATGCTTCTGAAAGCAATCAAGTAATGAAAGAATGCTTACTAGCTAACGGATATTCTCCAGAAAAGTTTGATGCTACTAAATTCTCAGAGATAACTAGTTGTAGTAAGAGTTGGTCTTCCGGTATTTTAAGTTCTGAGCTAATAAAGACAAGAATGTTTTTAGCTGAAAATCCTAAATTTGCAGGGCCTAACTGGGACTGGGCAGTACGTTCTTCAACATATAGTACTTGTACTACTTACCATGTAAATAATGTTACTATATGCGCTAGTCGTTAAAGGAAAATATATAATGAAATTAATTTTAAAATTAAGTATTTTTATGTTACTTATAAGCACTGTTCCAGTAAAAGCTGATATGTCGTGGATCGAATCTCGTGAATATAAAGGTAATCTTTGTTATGACGGAGATACTTGTTATATAACTGCAACAGTATTACCAGACTCCCTTAAAAAAATGAGCATACGTATTTTAGGTATTGATACTCCTGAGATTAGAGGAGATTGTGAAGAGGAAAAAGCTTTAGCTCAAGAAGGCAAGAAACTAGCTAATGACTTATTTAGAGCAGCTACTACTATAGAATATAAAGATATAAAATGGGATAAGTATGGCGGTAGGATATTAGCTAATGTATACTTAGATGGTGAGCTATATTCAACTAAACTTATAGATGCCGGCTTAGCTAGACCTTACTTCGGTAAAAAGAAAGAATCATGGTGTGAATAATGGCTAAAAAACCTGTTAAAAAATATAAATCAAAAGTAAACGAAGCTAAAGTATATACTAAACCTACTCTTAGAAAATCTATATTTCAAAGAATCAAAAGAGGTACTAAAGGTGGTGGTCCTGGTCAGTGGAGTGCAAGAAAAGCACAGCTACTAGCTAGTGAGTATAAACGTGCTGGTGGAGGATATAAAAAATGAAGGGCGTACCGCATTATAAAAAAGATGGTACAGTACATAAAGGCAAAATGCATAAGCATAAAGACGGTACATTAATGTCTGGTACTATAATGGGCAAATCTTCTGTACCTTTACTACATTATAAAGACCTTAGTAAAACTGCTAAGGCAAAGGCTAAGAAAAATGGCACTTAAAAAAACACAACAATCACTAAAAAAGTGGACTGAGCAAAAGTGGCAATATTCAGACGATAAAGAAAAAGATAAACCCAAAGCAAAGCGTGGTAGATATTTACCTAAGTCTGCTTGGGATTCTTTATCTCCTGGTGAGAAGCGGGCCACTAATGCAGCCAAGAGAAAAGGCACTAAAGCTGGAAAACAAGTTGTGAAACAACCGAAAAAGATAGCTAAAAAAGTAGCCAAATATAGAAAATAGGAGAAACTTATGAAAAAACCCATGAAGAAATCGCTTGGACTAAATAAACAAACCGGGGGTGCAACTAAGAAAAAAGGGCTAACTGCTGCTCAAAAGAAGTTACCTCCAGCACTACAAGCTGCAATACTTAAAAAAATGAAATAAATATGTTAGATCTAGATTTTATTGAAATAGGAACCTCCTGCTATAATACATTAATAGAAGAGGCTGATGATAGTACTTTTGGTATATCTATAGAGCCTATTAAATATTATCTAGATTTACTACCTAATAAAAATAACGTTATTAAAATAAACTGTGCTGTATCTCCAACTAACCAAATGTCTGATGCTTATATGTATATGGTAAAAGAACAAGCAATTATAGACAATAATCTTCCTTCATTCCTGAGAGGATGTAATTCCCTAAATAAGTATCATTTACAACATAAAGAACTAGGAGTAGAACATCTAGTTAGTAAGGTACCTATTAAACAAGTGCCTTTAAGTAGCATATTAACTGCTTACAAAGTAAGAAGTATAGCTCTATTAAAAATTGATACTGAGGGGTGTGATTGTGATATCTTATTTACATTAATTATATATTTAAAAGATAAAAATAATGAGTACTATCCTAAAACAATATTATTTGAGAGTAATGAGATAGCAGATCAAAATAAAGTTATAAAAGTAATAAGGCTATACAAACAACTAGGATATAAAGTGAAGTATACTGGTAAAGACACTAAACTAGTTAAAGAAAGCTAATATGATTTCTAAAAATATTATGCCAGAAACTTGTGATAACGATTGGTTTTATGTACATGACAAAGATAAGTCTATTAGTAGTCAGATAGTATATAGAAACAAATATGGTTATATACTAAATGTTTCTAAAATTTACACTAACAGTATTTATTTTGGAATATCAATACAGCTTGTAGATACTAAAAATAAACTTTATACTATGGTTAAGTGTAAAGATAGAGATATAACAGAAGAACAAGCAAATAATAAAGATTACTTTTTAGATATATGGGCAGAAGAGCTATTAGATCAAATTTCCCCAAAAGGTGAGAATAATATATTTAATAGTGTTGCTACTTTTACTAAGCAAGACTATGCTTTTGCTAATATAAATAATAGTAATGTTAGCGTAACTTTTGGCTACGTAGATAATGTTTATAGATTTACTAACATAGTAGTTGGAGATATTGCTAGTAGAGGTATATACTCTGTTAAGGATATTAGTAAAAAACCTGTTAAAGTTTGTATACCTATAGGTAGTGTACCAACCAAGGAACAGGTAGTAAACTTATATAATGATACTAAAATATCTTTAAGTAACGTTTGGACTTACGTAAACACGCAGTATTCAGACATAAAAATATATAGAGATAAAACAAAGGAACTAATTTAATGAGCATTTACAGAGCTAGAGCTATGTGCCCTTGTTGTTCCTCTGAAGAAGAAGTATGGTTTTACAATGGTAAAATTAAACCTGTTAGCCTAATTCACTGTGATAGTTGCAAAAATCTATATGATCCCGCCGACTTTATACTATGTCTACTAGACCTCAGACAAAATACTACCTTATCTAGTACTGTAGTAGTCAACACTGTATCCTTATAATTGCATACTTCGTTATTTTTATATATATTAATAATATAGAAACAAGGAGAATGATAATGGGTAAAAAGAAAAGCAAATCACAGGGTAATATCTCTCTAGGAGTACACTCTAATGTAGCAAGTAATATTAAAAACGCTGTGCGTAAAGCTTACTTAGGTAGTGCAGATCGTATCATTAATCAGATGAGAGCACATCATCTTGGTAAAAACGTGATGGTTACTATGCCTAATCCTAATAAAAATGAGACTAATCGTCGCTTTATTAGAGTCCCTGCTTCTATCGCTTGGGGTAAACCAAAAGCAGGCGGATACTCTAACAAATGAATAAAAAAGTACTGCAAGATCACAATAAATGGCTGGTCAGCATGGGAGTTAGTACAGCTAAACCTAAACGTCCTAAGCAGGGTATATACAAAA